CTGGGCAATCTGTTGTTCCTCCGTGGCGTTAGGATCTACAGCTGTGGTAGGTTCTTCTCTAATAGTTACTGGTTCTGGCATAGTTAGCTAATAATAATTTCGTTAGTTTTTGGATCACGTTTTGCAGCTGTGAAAGAAGCTGTGGGTTCTGAGTTCTCTTCCCCCTGTATAACTATCTCTCTTACTCCTGTAACTACAGGTGCATCAGAGACAGGTTTCTTAACCGATTTCTTGGGTTGCTTCTGCGAATTGCTCGGCATCAATACCTCCTGTTTGATTAGTAATAGCTTGAAGCGCCTGGGCAGCCCTATCGGGATCTGCACCCTGGAAGTTTTTAACTGCTTGCGCCATAGCAGGGGATTTAATTCCTGTCTCAAGCAACGACTGCTGCTGTTCCTGGCGTGCTAGTTCTGCTTGTGCAGCTGCTTCCTGTTGTAACTCTTGTTGAGTTTTAACTAAGTTAGTTGTATCAATAGAACCACTAGCTGCAAGTCTGCGTAATGCTTCTTCGACATTTAAATACCTAGCCATAACCTCTGGTCCAAGAGCCTGGTTAGCAGTTTGTATAAAGTCTATAAGTTTATTTCGATCATCGCCACGACCAATAGCCTCTATACCTGTAACTGCTTTCTCTTTAATTAATGGTTCTCCTGTTACTTCACTCTTAGGAAAGTCAGGTAACTTGCGCTTCCTGCGAAGTATATGTATTAGTCGTCTTACAAGTGGCAGCTGTAGTTCTTGGCTAAGTATGGAATATAAACCAGAGATACCAGCATCTAATTCTTGTGCCATATATCTTATCTCTTCTGCTGTTACTCTTTCTCCTGGTCTTTGTATCGCTGTGTTAAGCATGAAAGCAAAAGCTAACCTATTTTCTATACGTTCTATTGTTTGATTAGCTATCTGTAAATCTTGTGATTTACCAGCAGCCTGTAAGACTGTGACATCGGCAGCGTTGCCTTGTACGATACTTCCATTCGATGCCTGGCTAAGTGTGCGTGGCCTAGTTGTACCATTTGGATTGCATAAAAATAAAACTTTACTTAGGCTTGCGCTTGCTTCAAGTATAGATTTATATAAATTTTCTAGTGCAAGTAAGTCGCCATAATACTGCTCTACATACGACCTTCCGTACATTTCTGAATCGACTCGATCTTGGCGTAGAGCGATCCAGGGGGATACATCTGCAGCACATTTACCATGTGTGCCTGGTATCTCTTTGCCTTTTATTTCTTGATACCAGTGACACTGACCATCAATGTATTTTATACAGGTGTATATTTTAACCATTCTTTTTTCCATCTGATCTTCTTCTTCATCTTCTTCCTCTAAATACTCCTCTGGTAAGGCATCTCTAAATATCTCTTCCTCCACTACTATCTCTGTCACGTTACCCATAGGGTCACGACATAGTACATAAGAATCTAAATGTATAACTTTTATTCCTTCGTCACTTATATACAGAAGTACGTTGCCGCCTACAAGTAAATGCTTTAATGCTTCGTGCATAGCAGCACGACCACCTAAAGTTTCAAAAAGTCTCATAACTGCTTGCTCTACTTTTACTAAAGCAGAATCAAACTCGGTTATCATTTGTGGGTTTTGGTTGCTCGCAAGTATTGCAAGGCTATCTATTTCTAGTTTAAAAAAGTTTTCGTTTGTAGGGAAAAGAGTTACTGCAAGTTTAGATGTCATATGACCAACACCTCTTGCGCCTAATGATTGATATGGAGTATCTAACCTACCAGCATCTCCATAGTTTTCATCTTCAATCAATCCAGGAATAGTTACCTTGCTACAATCTCTTGCACGCATCAGCGGAGAGTTTCTATCTACACGTAACTGCTCATAGCGTTGCGCTGCTGTACCGCCTAATACTCCATAAAGAGCAGATTGCGCATCAACATTGTTAGTTAATTTTATTTTCATGCGCTGCTGCTATAATTATCTGGTTTTATAGTTTTTTTCCCTGATCCATTTTCCATCGTAGATATTTGCAAAGGTGCTATTGCCGAAGCGTATGGCATGAGATCAGTTCTATATCTTCTCCTACCTCTACCACCTGTAATTCTGCCTTCCATTGCAGCCCTTGCAATATTGTAAAGCAAGCCAGGCTCACCAGGCGTACCTAACATATTTCCTGATGTTTCGTTTGCTGCTGGTAAATCAGCTGCACTTGCTGCTGTCTCTGCTATTTCTTCTGGTGGTGCTGGTGGTGGTGCAGATGCTGCTGCCTGTTGCTGTTCAAATCTTTCACGTTGAAACGCTAAGTTTTCTTCAAACTGCTGCTGTTGCAAAGCCATCTGTTCACGTTGCAAAGCCATCTGCTCCTCATGTCTTGCTTGAGTTTCTGCTCTGCTAGGGCCGCCGCCGCCTCCACCGCACATAGTTTTAATTTTGTAGGTTGTTTTGTTCAATATAAACGGATTCGAGTATATTTACCAGCTTTACTATGCCAGAATATACCCAAATCTCACGATCAGTCATATCAATACTAGGGCATCGCTCTGGAAATTTCTCTTTTAATTTAATAATAAGTGCTTCATCAATAGCTGGATAGCCTTCGTCTATTGCAGGGTCAATGGCTGCCATAATTGTACTTCTCCTGTAGTGTAATTGTACTCTCCATCTCGTAAGATGCGAGTTAGCTGTGCCGTCATTACGGCATCAGCATAAGTTTTGTTTTTCTTTTCGTAGTGTTTAACTACTTTATCCCACATCTCTTCTACTGTCGTTGCATCCTCTAGCATTTTCTCTGCTGTCTTTGGCCCAACTCCTACAAGTCCTTCAATATTATCTGTATGATCTCCTGATAATATTTGCTGCATCCAGAACCTATCCGCTTTCTTTCTTGTAATTAACTCCAAGTCATCCTTTGCTAGTAGCGTGCAGGGAACACCTCTCATGTCCTTATCAGGAGAAACTATAACAGGGTTCTCATGTTGACCATTAGTAGCAAGCAATGCCATAACGTCATCGCCTTCCAATCCTTCAAATGCAACAGAGCGATATGTCTCTTTTGTTATCTGCCTTACATCCTTTAATGCAAGTGGATGCCGTTGACCTATGCGGTTAGCTTTGTAGTCCTGGTATATTCCATGTCGAAACGTAGGGTACTGAGTAAAACACATGATGACTCCACTATCATCGTCAGCTAGTTTCTTGTATCCTTCTACTCTTATGTCTATAAGATCCATTACATCTTTTTCTGTACTGTGCAGTAAGTGTGTGCCATCGTCAGCACGAAAGTCTACTTCGCAAGCGCAGCAAGAAGAATAGATTAACCAATCAGCATCTATCAATAGTGTCATAATTTTTCCCCAAAAAAATCTGATGCAGCCACCATAAGGCGACCTGTTGTTTCTGTATATGTAAGTTTATCTGCCATGCCCAGGCAACCTGTGTGTCTATTCTTTAACACTTTTAGTTGTAGCTCGTTGTTCTTTTCTTCATCAGTCTGCGACCTAATGCCACATACAACCAAGTCGCTTAACTGAGCTATGCTCTGGCTTCCTCTCAAGCTGGCTAGGTTTATATCGCCTCCATCTTCAGCTGGTTTGCCATCAGTCCTACGCAAGTGACTGACCATAACTAAACCTACGCCTGTCTTTTCTACCACCTGTCTTAACTTAGTTACGCATACATCTATTTGTTTTCTTTCATCCCCAACAGTTAATCCCGAAACGACAATACTAATATGGTCGAGAAAGATAACGTCACAGTTTTCTCCTGTAGCCATGTATGTTATCTGTTCTAATAGTCTGTCTGGATCTAATGAGCCGAAGTGTTCCAGGAGTAAGAATCTATTACCAGCAAATATATAATCAAATGCCTGGCGTAATTCTTTTTCATCTACCTTATCCTGTTCTAAATGTAGTGGTTTGTTTAGTGCGATAGATAGTATGCCTTGCATACTTCTCTTACTGCTTTCTTCGAGGCCAATCCAGCCTACCTTTAATCCATTGTTGAGAAAGTGATATGCCATTTCACGACACAGTAGGCTCTTCCCCGACCCTGTTCCTGCGCAGATAGTTACGAGTGCTTGCTTGCGAAACCCCTGGCACATTTTGTTAAGTATAGGAAACGGATAGCTACATACACCTGTCTCGTCTTTCTTTATCAGCTGTTCCCATAAATCATAGGCGTTATGTATTCCATCTGGTCTAGCAGGGATTGCCTTGAATAATAGATCCTTAAGTTCTTCCCCCT